GCTGTAAGAATAGTTTCACCAACAGCAAGTACAGGACTATAGTTGAAAGAAAAGAGTTCGGATTCTGTGGTTAATTTATAAGTGAATGTTCCACTCATATTGTTATATCCTTAAAGTTATAACCTATTACTCTTAGACTGTGAGTAAAGGGTTCGTATTTTTTTAAGACTTACAGAACGAATTCTTTCTGCAGCATATATATAAGTTTTACTTAATAGTCCAGAAAAGTAAATTCTATTTGGAATTAGAACAAGTAGAACATTTGAAAGCACAGAAAGCGTCTTAGAGACGTTTTTAACAACAGTTGATATGCTGGTATTAAAAACAACTAAAAGTTTGCTGTAGGCCCTTGTAATGCTTGCCGTGACCATACTAGTAACAATCATATCTTTAAAGAAGAATAAATGTGTTTCTAGAGTAGATAAAGAACTTACTAATACAGAAAAAGTACTTTGAACACCTTTTCTTAAAGTTGCTATAGAACTTTGTAAAACTGTAAATGATAAACTAATAGATTTAGTTACCGACACATTAGATGCAGAGTAAGCTAATAAAGTAATAAGTCTGTTAGTAGCTGTAATAATTGTAGCAACAGCAACTTCAAAGTCTTCTAGAGTTTTACTTATAGCCCTAACAAATAAACTAGTAGTAATACTATTATAAGTTAAGGTTAAGAATCTTGCTGTTACTGTAGAAAGAGTTGATATTGATGTTACTAAATTAGCTGTAAGGTTCTTACCGACTGTTTTAAGTAATGTTGCAGTATTAGTAACACTAGCTGAAAGAGTTTTAATTGCATCTTTAAGCAGGGTTACTGTTGAGGTTACTAGACTGGTTAGTGTCGTAGTAACTCCCTTAACAATACTAGCAATGGTTGTCTGTGAGTATGATAATGTTTTTGTAGCAGCTTTTAGAATACTTGCTGTTACAGAAGATACTACAGTCAAAGCCTGGGTAAATACATTACCACCAGCTGCTCCATTAATTACACCTTTATTAATTGCTGCTTGATTAAGAGCCATAGCTCAGGCTCCTATTCAAATTAACTAAATTGTGTTTTGAAAGTAAACTGAATACTGTCACCGCCAGTTAAGGCAATACCAGTAAAATCACCTTTAACAAATAAGTTACCACTTGTAGAAGCATCAAACAAACCAGCATTGGTAACAGTAACGCTACCGCCTGCAGTTAGTGTACCTACAACTTGATATGTATCATTAGTGGTAGAAGTAGTTTGTTGTGTAGATGTACCAGCAGTACGTGAGCCAGTCTCAGTAAACAAAGTAGTATCAGTAGCACTAGTCGTACCTGCACCTGTACCCCAACCTAAGTAGTTAGGTTCAGTACCAGAGCCTTTAATACGATTAGTAACAACAGCTTTACCTGTATTAACTAGTAGTGTAGCCATTTTTTAATTCTCCAAATAAATCGTTTAATAGGATTTGAATGCCAGTATTGTATAGCACCTAGATCCTGAACTGTACCATCTGCTCTAGTAATAACAGCTGAGAGTACCATTTCTTTTACTTTAGTTTGTGTGGTTATCATGATAGATTACGTAATTTATAAAGTGTACTTAAGTATAAACTAATAACTTCATCAATGATGTTTTGTATAGCTGACAACTCACAAGCATCAACTCTTAGTTTCTCAATTGACTTCATTTGTTTTTCAAGAAAGTCGTCGATAGCTTCAGTAGGAACTTTAGAGAATACTGGGATGTCTTTCATGACACCCGCATATCCTTGATAAGCTTCTGCTAGTTTATCAGCTACATCAATTACATCATCATAAAAAGATCCTAGAGCCACATGTTGAGCATAACTTTTAGTTTTAAGATGTTCTCTGTGAGTTATGGTTCGGGCATAAAATAGCAACCCTATGATCTCTTCCATGTTAGCTCCACTGTTTAATACACTGAATTGTCATTGAAAAGTACTTAGTACCTGTTGTATACCCATCAGTATCATATAAGATTTTACCTGTTTTACCTGTGCCTGCATTGTTTTGCAAGAATGTAGTAAACTCCATGTTCATCTTATCACGACCTGAGAAGTACCAGATAGGCACATCTACATCCGCATCCCACCAAAGTCTAACAACTAAACCATCTTCAATATCAAAAGTAACAGTCTCAATAGCTAGAGTGCTAGCTTTTTGAGGGTTCATTGCTGATGCATTAACTGAAGCAAGAGTTGCTGGATCTAGGAGAGTAGCTAGTGTAGCATTAGCTGTGTCTAGTTTACCTACAAGTTTAGCAACCACATTACGGTCACCATCTTCTAGGATTTGAATTGAGGTTACATTAGCCATGTTGACCTCCTAATTAAGATGCTGCGATTGCTGTACCAGCTGGAGAAACCCAAATTGTACCATTGCCTACTGCTAAACATGGAGCACCTGCTAAACCATTGCTTACATAAATTACTTTACCAGCTGTTTTAGGTGTTAGAGCATTAGCTGTAGTTACTGTGTAAGTAGGTAGTGTTACTGAACCAGTTACATTACCAGTGAAGTCACCTACGAAACCATTCTCTGAGTTTACTGGGCCACTGAAGTGTGTATTTGCCATTTTTAAATTCCTTTACGTGTTATAGCACTTAGCTTATACCGTCTCTATAACGTCTGCTAGGACAGTCTGTATAAGCGAGATTCCTAGATAATAATTTATTTCTTTTTAATTGGTGGTACTGGAGGGCGTTTGCCCTTTGCTTCTTGAATTGGGTATGACATTTTATTTCCTCTACAAGAGTAGGAGGGGACTTACAAAAGCGTTTTAAGCCTTCCGCCCCTTAACCTAATTACGGACCGTTAACACCGTAGATGGCGCGTGGGTCTGTCCAACCGAATGAATAACGCTCGTAACCTTTTGCTTTCGCATTCATGGTATCAAAGTCATTGTCTTGGTCGAATTGAATACCAACACGGCTGTAGTATTTCAAACCGTTTTGGATATTAGTACGTACAAACCATGCATTTGGAGAAGTCAAGTAATGGTTCATTACGATGCCTTCTGGTAGTGCGTTAGTTGCTTTCAACACGTTGATAGAGTTGTCGGCAGAACCTGGAGTGTATGTAGATTTTAAGATACGATTTGCATTGTACCAGTTTTGACGAGCTACAATTAAGCTTCGTGGCATAACATTGATCAAAAGACCACGGTCATTTTGGAAGCCCATAATTGCAATCAAAGCATCTTCTAGAGAAGCTTCAGACAAGTCAGCGTCAACTGATGGTTTGTTTGCAAAAGTACCGCCAGAGACGTTAGGGTGAGCAGTGTTACATAAAGAAACACCATCGCCACCAGTATACGTATCACTGAATGCACGGTTGTAAACGTTAGCACCAACGTTCTCTTTCGTTTGACGGAAAGACATTGCTAGAGCTGCAGCACGACGACGAGAGACTTGCTCGTACAAGTTATCATCCAATTCTTCTTTCGTTACGATGTAACCCAAAGCGTAAGCAATGTGTGTGTAACGAGTTGTGAAACCTTGGATCTCTGAGTCATATGAAACGCCTGAACCTTCAGGTTTACGAGGTGCAAGACCAAAACCTGTTAATTGTACGTCTTCTTCATAGTTCATTGAGGAAGTATCTGAATCGAACAATTTGTCATATTCTGTCGCATGTTCGTCATAAACTTGACCCCACCAAGCCTTAATCCCAGGCCAGAGAGCCTTTGGGTGACTTGCTGTAGTAATTATACCAGCCATATTATTCTCCTAATTATTAAGCAGTGCCAACTGGATTTAGGAACTGATGTTTGTTCCATTTAACCAATACGTTAGCGTAAGCGCCAGCAGCGTTGTTTTCAATTTGCTCTAGACCAATGATTTGCAATGGCAATGCCAATGAACCAGAAGTACCAATAGCTTTAATTGAAGCACCAGCAACTACTGTGCTAGATAGTGGAGATGATTGAGCTAGAGATGTTTGGTTAGCTGTGATCGTTAGACCTGTATTACTAAATACATTAGCTGCTGAAACACCAGTTGCATCAGACTCTACTTGGAAAATAACAGATGGATCATCTACAACATAAACGTAGCGTAAGCCAGAGTTTAGAGGTAAGTAGATTGTGTTAAGAGCCAAAGTAGTACCTACTAGAGATGTACTTGGATCAGAAACACGAATACCAACAATAACACCTACTGGTGTATCTGTGGTTGCTGCTTTTGTTGCGTAGGGAACGCCTGAAGCATCACTGCCGCCAGCAACTTTAACAACATCGCCAATAGCGTATGTGTTAGTGCCGTCGTTAGCAATAGCGTAGAGACGACCCTGTTCGTTGTAAGCTGCGCCAGTAATGGTACCTACTGGTGACAACCCACGAGGGGTATTTACGTTAGCCATTTAAAAGACTCCTAAAAAAATTATCGAGTTTGGTACTTAATACCTTCACGAGGTGTATAGAAGCCTTCTGTATTAGTACCAGATTTAGCGTTCGTTCCACTACGGATAGCATCATCTACCAAGTCATTACGTTCTTGCAATGCAGCTTGATCTTCGTCCCACCACTCTTGCTTAATTTTAAGCAGGTAGGCATAAGCTCCATCGCCTTTCTCGGATGTTCCTACAAGGAACCTAACTTTATCTCCTAGGTCAGTATTACCTGACGTTACTCTCTCTCCAACACCGCCCACCTCATCGGGATGTACAAATTGCCAACCCCCTTCAAGTGCGGTCTGAATACGGCCTGCTTCATCATTAAAGATGTACAGTTTGTATCCAGGGATTTGTTTGTTAACGGTTAACTTAGCTTTAGTACCATTGAATGGATTGCGTACACGTTCGCCTGATGGGCGAGTTTCTGCAGTTCTACTAAGTGCTCGTTCTTTTTTCTCGTCTAATGTAAGTGCTTTAGCCATAATTGCTCTCCTTAATTCCAGTCGTAACTGTCTAAATATTCTTGTTTTGACTTGATCCAACCGTTTTTAATAAAACGATCACAAGCCGCTTTTGCGTCTGCAGGTAAATTGTCATAAGACTTTTTACCACTACCAGTACCGCCTCGAACATTACCTGTACTATCTACTGCACTACCCCTAGCTTTATTGCCTAGGACTTTGTGAGGGAAGTACTCTGTAATCTTCTCGTCAAGTTTATTTAAGAACTCTTGACCAGACAGGTGAGGGAATTGTCTACGAACGGAAGCACCTAGACCATTAGCTACATCAGTCATCTCTGTATCTTCGCCAAACCATGTATTACGGCCTAACCAAGATTGTAGAGCTGGATCATCTGGAACTGTGGTATTCGTTTGAGCTACTTCTTCAGGCTTTTTCTTAGCCTCTTCTTTAGCTTCACGTTGTGCTTCTTTAATATCGTCGATTTGGTCGTCAATGTCAACAACTAAATCGCCATTCCCTTCTGCAATAGCTTCACGTTTCTTAGCCTTTAATTCTGCAATTTGAACTTCAAGTTCTACTTGCTTACGATCAAAAGACTCTTTTTGGAATTTTTTAAATTCCTGAACGTCTGCTTTTATGCTGTCAATTTCTTTGGATTTTTCATCAAGCTTCTTCATAAGAATTTCATTGTTCTTACGAAGGATAGGATTGATTTCCTTTCCACGCTTTACAAAAACTTCAGCGTCTACCCACTCTTCATCTGAGCCTCGGAATTCCTCCCGTGGTACCCAGCCAAACATACGAGCTTCTTTTGCAACCTGCTCATTAACTGCTTGAGCTTCTTGGTCTTGCTGTGGTTCTTGTCCACTTACTACTTCATCTGTCATCTCTATTTTCCTTTTAACTAACTGTTGCTACGATATCTAGGTCATTAATAATACGATACTCTAGTTCATCATCACCCTTGTAAATCAAACCTGAGTACTTACCGAAGATGACTTTATCACCTACTTTAACCCATGGTTCTGGTTGATCATGCCAAGCCGTACTACCTATTTCTACAATGACGCCTCGTAATTGAGCAAGTCGTTCTCTCTCTATATTATCTCCTGTATTGATGATAATACCACTAGCAGTGACATTCTCTACAGGTTCTGGATAGATAAGAACTCGGTGCCCCTTAGGGTGAATCCCACTCTTATTCTCCATCTTTACTCCCTTCTATTAAGTCTTCATAAGTTAAATTAAGAATACCTAATATTGCATTACACCTACCTTTTATTTCCTCTTCGTTGGTAAGGCTTCCCCTACACCACATTTCCTTCAAGTACTCCCTGTCCTTGGTCAGGGCTTTCTTGAGGGCCTTGGTCGCTGGGTTCTCCAGCCAATCCAAGAATTCCTCTTGCGTCAGAACCATACTGTGCTTCTCCCGTCATCTCAGTTGCTTTCATCATTGTATCAATAGAACGAAGAACACCTTCCTGATGTGACTTAAGAGCTCCAATTTGGGCATTAATTAATGCTATCTTTTGGTTCTGTTCTGCACCACTAGATTGTTCTAAAATATAGAGTGCTTCAGCTTCTAACTTGGTTATCTTCGCTTTATTAATCTCAGCTTCAGATGCCAACTTCATTATACCAAGTTTAAACTTGATTTGTACTGAGAGTTGACGCTCTTGGGCTTTCATTTGCTCAATCTGTATCTTCTCTGAAGGACCACTTTGGATGGCATTCGGACCAGATGGATCAGGCAAAATCTCTTCAATGTTAGGGATCTTAAGTGCTTCAAGATATCTAACCATAACTTTATAGGTGTTAAAACCAGGAGTAGACATTGCTGCTGCTCGTAGTGTTTCTGCTTGCATAACTCGTTGTGTATCTGATACAATGTATGGATCAGCTGACGGACGTAAGTCTGTTGGAGCATTCTGATAGTCAGATGCATAGACTTTAC